TGCCTTTGCAGACACCTTTGAACAATTCCTCTATGAGAGAAATGTGCGATGGGTTGATTGGTTCGCTGACCCGGGGAGCTCCCGGGGTACCGAAGCATTTTATTGATCCGAAAACTAAGAAAAACTCTTCTTATATTCCGTATTATAAAACGCCCGGTGCAAGTACGTGGTTAAAAAAACAATTAATTTTTAAAACAACAAAACAAGTTAGTTCTAATATGCTTTATGAAGCAGAAAAGGTGTTAACAAGTTCTCACATACGTTCAACGAATGACTTAACGGTACTACAATCATGGTACCGTAAAGATTATAAAATATTCTATTGTAAAATGATGGCTGATCTTGCTTTTGCTGATCCGGAAAATCCGGATAGGCTTGAAGTAGAACAACTTGAGAAATTCTTAATTTCAGATGCCAAATATCGGTTGGAGATAGATAAGTTTTTCACTTATCCACTCAATCCCAATATTACATGGTTCTGGGTTTTGGATTCATACATTGTAGATATTTTATATTTTATTCAGTCTGAAATACACGTTATTAACGATGTGATTCCTGACTTTCATCAGCGCTTCAGTTTAGAAGACCAACTCAAATTATATAAAAACACACTAAATATACATCAAGATAATTTTGTAAAATTTATAAAGTATCATAAGGATTGTCCTCTTGCCGATGTCTTAAAACAAGAATTGCCCAATAGACCCGAAGGGTTTAAAGGTCATTATTTGATTTGGACTGGTAATGTTAAACAATACTTAAAGAATATAATAAATAGAAGAGATTTACAGAAAACTTCTCCACTTTGTCTAAGACTAGGAAATGGTTTCTTACAAGCTATAAAGAGGGGCTGTGCCGTTGTGCCAGACTCTTTTGTCATGCAAGAGATTGTTTCCCATGTACGAGCCATGGTAACACCACCAACCTTTAAAAGGGAATATATTTTAATTGATTCTTTTTCTGGAAAACATATTAATGAAATTAAAAAAACTAATAAGAATTATTTAGCCGATCGTGCACTTGGGGGCTACAACGAAGTTGTAGTCCTTAGTGATCCAATCGCTGAAGCATTTGAAAAGGTTTGTCATATCATTATGAAACCAGTTAATAAAGAATATAAAGTTAAAGTGCATGAACCGTCACACAATGCCTCCTTCGAAAGAAGAAGAGGTGATGTAAATGATGGTGAACATGGTAGTGCTTATATGGGTATCGTTGAAACCTTAGGTTTGCCTTGGATCTCTAAAGAGGTCGTGGCTAAAGGGAGCATAGAAGTTAATCATATGTATCAAGAACCTGATATGGAAAATGTATTAGAGTATTGCAGAAAACGACAACCGAGTCGTTATGAATTCCTTATGGAAGATTCGATTTTTAAAGAAGCACTTAATCTACCGAAGAGAGGTGTTGAGATTCCTCAACCTCTTATTGGTCAGACTACAGTTGTTCCTCTTTGCGAACCTCTCAAAGTTAGAATTATAACAAAAGGTGAGCAGTTACCTGCTTATTTAGCGAAAACATTACAAAAGACAATGAAAACCTATATTAATGGTTTTCCCTCGATGGTTTTAACAACTCGACCTTTACAGATCGAAGATTTTAGAACCGTTTGGAAGCTCGAGAAGGATATTGAATCCCGTCTCGGTATTGATCTTAAATTTACGGAACATGTCTCCGGAGATTATAGGGCAGCTACTGATAAATTGAATATTGGCTTTACGAAGTTGATATTTGAAAGATTTTTAGATTGTCTTAATATCCCACAGGCTGATCGTAATATATATCGCTCTGTTCTTTATGAACAAGAAATACATTATAAGACCAATGTAGGTGAATTAAGAAGTATGGAAGAATTTAAGAAGTATAACTTATCCGATGACTTGAACCCCGAGAAAATCGAGGAATACAAGAAATTGAAGAAGCAACATAAAATTGATTGGATTAAAGAACATGGGAAAATCACCAATAAAGAACAAGCTGATGCAATGACACGAAATGGTCCTCCTCCATTGGAGAAAACCTTTAGTGTCAAACAACAGAATGGTCAATTGATGGGTTCCATATTATCTTTCCCAGTTTTATGTCTTGCGAATTTAATTTGTTACAAGTGTGCTTTAGATGAATATGTTAATATTGATAATACCGGTCCTAAACGTTATGTTAAGGTACAGGATTTACCAGTTTTAATTAATGGAGATGATATTTATTTCCGTTCAAATCCCATTTTTTATGAGATTTGGCGTAAATATATTAAAATCGCCGGTTTTGTCTTATCGCAAGGAAAGAATTATGTACATTCGAATGTATTTACCATAAATTCACAGTGTTTTCAATATATTAGTAAGACTGATAAGATCGTAGAGATCACATATTTAAATGTAGGCCTACTAATCGGACAATCAAAGTCTGGTTCAATGGGTGAAAACCTTCCAGTTTGGGACTTATATAATAAAGTTCTCAAAGGAAGTTACAATAAATTGGATACTCACAAACGATTCTTATATTTCCATAAGGACAGTATTGCTATGGTTTCTAAATGTGGAAATTATAACTTATTCTTACCAAGAGTCTTAGGAGGGCTTGGATTCATTAGGCCTGACCCGGTTATACCGGTTCAGATTACCCGTTTCCAATCCCAACTTGGGACTTATTTTCATAATAAAATAATATCGATGTATAAGAAACCTATTGAGGATTTCGAATTAAGTCGATCTTGTCTTGTTGATGAACATAGTCCTAAGACCTTTGATACATTTAAGGGAAATGACCTTTTTCAATCTATAAAAATTGGGGACGATATGCCAGATGGATACGTACCTGAGAATAAAGTAGAAAGGGAAAGACATACATTTGTCCACACCTGGGGGAACTTCGAACCAAAAACAACTTTTCGCTCTATCGAAACTCAGACTATTAAACATTTTCGTTCAAATAGTTCTAAGTATCGAGGAGATAAATGTTATTTCGGTGCTGAAGCTGCCATATCCGGGAACTACCCATACATGGTGATCCGTAGTGTAGTTAATGATATCAACTCTTACCAAGAAAACTTAAAAGATGTAGTATATAAAAAAGTATTAAATAATATAATGGAACACGGAACTTATTTGCGAGTTAAAGAGATACTTAGACCTTTTGAGTCTGAGTCGGTCACGGGTGATAGTTAAAACTATCACCCTGGGGCATAATGCCTCAGGCCACTCCACGTAACAACAATAAGCCCACTCCTAAAAATTCACAAAATGCAATGCAAAATATAAATAATAATAATAAACAAAACCAAAAGAACAATCCCTCGAATAAGAATATTCGGAAGAAAGTAACTCAACCAGCTAGATCAAATGATATCCGTGCACAATTTTATAATGCATTGACTAATCCTTTTGATCCTAACTCGATGGGTTGCCAAGTTCCCGATCCCTTCCCTTTCCCGACTGCCACATTTCATGTACATCAAACTACAGTAATTGGTAATACCACCGGAACCTCTGGTTCCGTTGCTTTCTTACCTAATCCTGTATTTTCGATGGTTGATTTAACACAAATTAATAATTTAGTTGCTGGATCAAAAGTAGTACAGAATACGCCTTTCAACCATTTTGGTTCGAATACTGCTTATGCTGCTTCTGCTTTATACGGTGCTGTATCTCCAACAGCGCTATCCAGTGTCTTTTCAGATTTTAGAGTAGTTTCGTGGGGTATTAAAATCTCCAATTTGCAACCTCAGCTATCGGCCACTGGCCGAATGATGATAGCTATGATTCCTATTGGTGATACAGTACCCTCCTATCCTATACTTTCGAATTCTGGTATCGCTGGTGTCGTAACACCTGTGTTTGGCATGGACCCACAATATGTCGCAACCTCAAATATTCTTGAATTACCTACTGGCTTCGAAATAACCGTGGGAGATTTACTCCACGGAGATTTAGAAGTTTCTGGTATGTATACTAATTCGGAATTTTGGACCTTTAAAACAAGTGTTTTAGATTCAAATCCCGTTGATAATGTTATTGAAGGTGATGATGTAGCTCTTAATTTAGGTGGTGGAACACTTTACTCCATTGGTTATAAAGATATGACCAGGTGCAAAGGTGGTGCCGCCATTGTTATTTATTATGAAGGAATGCCCTCTGCCACGCAGAACTGCTTTCAAGTTGAGACAATATACCATTTAGAAGGTACACCCAATTTTTCCGGAACCGCAAACAATGCTTTGATCTCTAGTACTAACCGTAAAACAAATATTGGTACAACCAATGTTGTTGAACAGGTTATGGCTAGAGCATCTAAGATTGAAAATACAGTTTCTTGGATAACTAAGGGTGCACAATTTCTTAATGATAATAAGTCTACAATTTTCAAAGTAGGTGGTGCAATTGCGGCTTTCCTATAAAATTTAATTGTGAATAATTTAAAATATTAAAAATCTAGAATAGTATATATATAATTAATAGTACCTTAACCACGTACAACGATCTAATCGACACATCGTATTGCTAAAAGCTCT